CCACGCACCTTTTAAGCCCTTGTCGTGTTTGGGGCATAAAAATAAGACGCTTCACCCCGCGTCCCAAAGGGAGATACCAGACCGCCTCCTATGTGCTGTTTAATAGTTTCATGACTGCCCCCTTTCTGCTGCGGCGGGCAGCGGCTAAAAATGTATATAAAAAAACCACCGAATCATTTCTGACTGGTGGTATTAGAGTATTTTTCTTATATCTGTTATGTGGATCGTATCTGTTTTAATCGTCCCGTCAGGCATTTCAATATCCGCCTCATAATCGCCGCTTTGCCCGTAGATTTCTACAATAAATGCCGTTCGCCCATCTTTTAATAAGACTTTGTCAAACATCTTTATCTTCATTTTTTCTTTTTCCTCCTATCTATGTGGGCCGTTGTCATTCTCATTTCTCCATTTTCTTTATCATCAATCCACGCTGTAAGCACATTTGCCTTTTTTCCATTAGGCCCTGTCAGCTCCATAATAACCTCGTATCGCTTTCCATGCCCATTATCTGGCTTTTCTATAGCTTCATACTCTGACAAATGCTTATGTATATCAGCAATCAAGTTTTTATAGTTAGATAAGTCGTACCCTAGTGTTTCCTTAAACGCGTTCGCCTTGTCAGGATCTTTCTCTGGATTCAACGCGTACATACTGAATTTCGTTTCCGGTATAATTGCTTCTTCATATCTCGGTAATTTCATTATATCAGATTTAAAATTTTTTGCAACTTCATTCCAGTTATCCGCTTTCTGTTTATACTGTTTTTTGTTATCCGAATCCAGTGAATACTTTGCCAATCGCCCCAACCGTTCTTCTTGCCGTTTAGCTTGCTGTTTTCTTGTCTCCCGATGGTTCTTCTCCACTAAATCGTTCAATTCCTCTTTAGTATACTTACCATCCGGTGGCGTACTGATTCCCTCGAAGTATGTCGTGTGACTGTCTTTACAGCGTGGATGATACAGCCCTGCTACAATCGCATCACTCATCAATGGGTATTTGATATCCGTTTCCGGAGACTTTCCGCTTTTAGGTCCGCCGCTCCATACGTCATCAATCAAGACCTTCCCTACGAAAGGAAGGCACTTCGGGCAGGGATTTCCGCGTTTATTCACAATGACTGTTGATATCCCCCATTCCTGCCTCTTCTCCCCTTCTCCCTGCAGATAGGCTCGCTTGGATGCAGTGCGTATGGCCATATCCGCATAATCTGCCAGCGTATGCCTTGCCCCATTTTTATATTCTACGCAGTTCAGCCCTGCTGCTAGCATGTCCTTAGATGCCATGTCCACTGCTTTTTCATAAGTCCCGGCCCCTGTATTCGCATATACCTGGGCATTAAAGATAATTTTCCGGTATTGGTCATTCGCCATCCGCAGTACTGCCGTCTCTGCCTTTTCCATATCACTGATTGTTGCTTTGATAAGAGCTTCCAGCTTCCTGTCATTCAACCGGAAGAATTCTGCCGCCCCGCCAGCACTGATACGTTTCGCCCCTCGGAACCCGCTTTTTATGGCATTCAATATCTCTATTTCCTGCTGCATATTCCCTTCGATTCTGGAATGGCGGATAAGGGTCTCTATCTTTGCATTGATATCCCGGAACTTTCCCGCATATTTCTTCTGGTTCTGCTGCTTATACTTTTCCAGGGCTTTCAGCTGTTCTGCCTGCCACATGCTCCACTGCTTCCCCTCATCAGCTTCATCCAGTTTATGGTCTTTCATGTTTCGAATCATGGACGCTATCAATTCATTTTCTATCGCCTGGAACGCCGCCCCTATGTCGTATTCATCCCTGATTTCCGACACAGGCGTCACCTCCCGGACATATAAACTTTAAACCCCTGTTCCCTGAACAAACGGGCGGATTCTTTAAGCTTCGTCGTACTGCTACATTTATCGTTTCGCAGTTCTGCATAATCACCTTTTTCGATTGCGTAAATCCCTTTGGACACCTGTGCTTTCGCCACTTGCAGAAGCCCCTGGTACTCCGTCCAGCTCATTTTCCAAATTCTTTTCCCTATTAGCACTTTCACTAAATATCCCCTCCTCAATGAAACTCTCTGCATTCTCTTTTGAAATACCAAGTGTAGCAGTGATGATAGAAATTGCTTCGTTCCTAGTTACGCTCCCTTCCTTTACCATTTTTATAACATTCATGAGGGAGGCTATTTGCGCCCCATTTAGCATACTAATGGCTGGTTGTTCAGGCTCCGTAACCAAACCGTCCAGGCTTACCGATGGCTCCTCCAGTTCCTGGATTCCCTGCTCTGCCTTAAGGCGGGCAATTTCATCCATTTTCCATTTCTCATCTTTGCTGTCACCATACAGCTCCTCAACAGCCGCCTCAATGCTCATAATCCCACCCTGTTTGCCTTTGCTGATTGTCTCCACCTGGCTTTCAAAGCTTGGGTTCGCATATTCCCCGAACGGAATGTTTACCCTCACCTCTTCCAGCGGCCTTTTAAACAGGATGTTATAAGCATTAACCGCTGCGCCTACCAGTTCCGGCAAGACATCCTGCAGGGCTTCAATAACTGCATTCCTGGTATAGAGCGTCGCTTTTTCCTTTTCCCTCTGCGCTTCCGCATTATCCAGCTTTTTGACGTCTATCCCAAGGGTTGATGGGCTGATTAATCCCTGCAGGCAGAGGTCAAGTGCTGTGACATAGCTTGCGAGATAGCTGTCGTGCGGGATAGAAGGCTGTTCTGTGCTGATAACTGCTTTCTGTCCTTCACGCATATCCCCGTCTGCTGAAAAATACCGGTTGTCAAATGCATTAGGCTTTATCAGTCTCCCACTTTCAGGATCATGCGGCACCAGGCAGTCGGGAATGTATGTTTTTGCCCGCCCTGCCCGCAGAGCATCCATCCATTGGCTCCACGCTTCATCAAATGCATCAAAGCTGTCAAGCTTCCCATCAAAAACAGAGCCGCCGCGCCCTTCATACTTTGTGCTCTCATAAACCTGTAGCGGAACGGCCAGCATCATTTTTTCATCGAATGTGTAGTCTGAGAGTCCCGCCGTCTGCGCAATCGCTTTTATATCTACCAGCTTTTCATTGTGGTACAGCTCATTTTTGATATAGCCATATCCATAGCGTTCGTTCAGGACATATTGGTTCCCGTGTTCTTTATAAGCCGTTTTGAAAATAACTTCTTTTCCCCTGCCCCGCTGCCGTATAATTTCAATCTGCTCACCAGGATACCATTCTAGGATTGGATACTCACTGATTGTAGTATCTATTGCAACCTTAAACGCGCCATCCCCGATGTAAAGGACTTCTTTTAATGCCTTTTCCATCTTCTTCACAAATCTGTTTTCTTTTGCAATCACTTCCCAGAGCTGTTTCTGCTGCTCTTCCGCGAATTCAAAATCGTTCATATCTGACAGGACAATTGACGTAAGTATGCGTATAATCAACCCTGGGAGCCCCGTATGGATCTTTCTCATTTCCATCCCCGGGCTGCACCTGCTCGCCCAGAATTTATATTTATCCGCATATTCCGGAGCCTGACGGTACATCTGCTCCAGTTCATTCCCATCCCCTCTGTACCAGATGCGGTTACGGATGGCGTTTGCTTCAAAATCCAGTATTTCATTGATTTGTATAGCATATGGGCTGGCAGGCATTACGTTCAGCCAGCTCCTGATTCCCCGTTTGATATTCTCGCTCATTCTGTCCATCCACCTCATTTCATATCCTCCGTTTCAAAGCCAATCATTTGCCGGTAAGGTATCCAGGCGTATTGGTTCGCATTGATTGTATGGTCGTTCCTGTCCTCTGGCTTGTCCTTCTCTTCATCCCATGAGTATCGCTCCAGTTCCGCGATGTGTCCCATACAGGTGTCCACAACCAGGTAACAGCCCTGCTGAATCCAGCCAAGCTGTAGCTTGATTCTGTCCAGAATCTTTATTTTCTTGTAAGAATCAATGAATTTATACAGGCATCCATTCAATCTCTTATATTTCCTAAGCTCCGTAATAGTCGCCTGGTCTGCTGAATCTATAAACACATCCTTTGTAAATCCCCATTCCTTCCGGCAGCGTTCCAGGAACTCCACAAACTTCACTGCTGTGTCGGATGGCGCCAGAGGCTGATCCAGCTCTGCGTTGCTGTATATCTTTTCTTCCAAGGTAATAAGTTTCCTGTCCTCTGTGATTCCCTGAAAAATCATCGCTATAGTATCGGGCGATTTAGAGGAGTAAGACGTATCCAGCCCGGCGGTAAACTTTTTAAACCGCAACTTCCCCGATTCTACCCGGGTCTTTACCCAAGTTTTTGTAATCACGTGCCTCTTGTGGTCAAAATTAGGGAATATTAGGCCCGTCGCTTTTCCACGCAACCCCTGTATTTTATTTTTATACAGCTTCGTACCTGGCGGGGCTGACTGGATTTTCTTCTGTATATCCCCTTCCGTGAGGCTTAAGTTATCCCGGAACGTAAAAAACCAGTACCTCCATTTCGGCACTGGTGTCTCTGTCAGTTCTGCCATTATCTCCTTTGGCACGTCCTGCTCATATTTCTTATACGGCCTGGAACGGTTTACAAACTCTTTATATACTGGCAGGTTCGGGTCATCTGGGTTGAGCGTCGCCATCAGGTAATCATTACGGGTTGATACCTCCCTTACGAAATCTATGTTTGCTGTATTAATCTCGTCTATGTAGACGCATCCAAACTGCGAGCCCAGAACCAACTCCCACTTATCGCGGTTGTCATACCCCAGGACGTAAATAATCTTCCCTTCGAACTTGATATGCGGCAGCTTGTTATCCTTATCTCCGTTCCCGTAATATTTTGCACTTTTATGGATATCCAAAATACCGTTATCCTGCTGCAGAATATTCTTTTCCGCTATGCCTGTAGTCTTTGCCGCTATGATATGCGATTTTTTTCTGCTGCGGCTCACCATCCGCATAAACTTCACGCCGGCGCCTACTGTTGTTTTACCGCTGGCGGTAGTCCCTTCCAGAAAATCCGCATCCACATTGTCCACCGTGTTAATAAAATCCAGATATTTCTGGGACAGGGGAAAGCCGCTACTCTTCAAGCCCCTCACCGCCCAACTGCGAAATAATATCATCCAGTTTTTCGGATGTATCCACCGTCAAACTCAGGTTATCCTTAAACATTCCCAGATGTTTTCCCAGAAGCTCCAGTGCCGACTTCTTGTCGCACAGCTTTACTTCCCTTTCCGTGCCCCATTCGTTCGGCTTGATTTTGACCGCCTGGATGCAGGCAAGGTCTTCCTCCTTCGCCCCGCTCTTTATTTTTGCATTCTCTGTATCAATCACATCTGTAATCTTTACGAACGCCAGCTTAGCCAGCTCTTGGAGAACCCTGTCCTGGTTGATGCCCGTCCTTCTGGAGCGTTCGGCCATAGCTTTTGCAACAGCATCCTGAATACTAAGTTTTGCTAAGTTTTGTGTACCTTGCTCATTTGCCGTTTTGGGGCTGTATCCCGCCCTGATTGCAGCCTGTGTCGCATTCAGGTCAATCAGGTATTCCTCTACAAAACGTTTCTGTTTTTCTGTTAGTTTTTTTGCCATCCTGCAACACCTTCTTTCTGCACGACAAAACGCCCCGCATTTTCTACGAGACGTTCATGGTTTCTTTATATACTTCGACTCTCTAAGTATAACAGTCAATACCTTAAGTGTCAAGTGTTTTATAGCATCTATAATATTTAGAATACATTGTTGAAATGCACAACCAGAATCTTCCCACATTCCTGCTCGGTTATTCCTATTGCTGCCGCTACTTCATATTCAGGGAGGGTATTGATATATTTCAGTGTCAGGATGAGGCGTATTACCCAATCGGGTATTGTTTCTATGTATGACCTGGCGTGCTGTATCAGTTTCATGTTCTTGTAATACAGTTCCTTGTACTCCAGCTCGACATCATACATTTCCTCTACTGAATTCATGGAAGTATTGAACGTGCTCTGTCCGTGTGGCATCCCGTCTTGTGTCCTGCTGCCGATTCCATTATCATACTTGAGTTCCCTGTACTTTTCTTTAAGCTGCGCCATCCTGCGGTTATTCTTTCCTATCTGTAAAAGTTCCTTTTCCGTCACCGCTCTCTCCTCCCTTCACCCAGTACGGCCTGTGCGCCATGTGCCAGTATGCCATCCGTGGTATGTTGCGCAGGGCGGCAGCGTCCTTCCTTGCGGCCGCCTGGCGTTTTTGTTCTGCCGTCATGTATCTTCCTCCGGCAATAAATCGGGATTGTCGAAAATGTTGCCGATGACTTCGCACTCATGTCCATGATAGTTGCCAAAATCAACTGTCAGCCCCACGCTGTACAGGGCAAATCTTGCATCTCCTTCATCCCACTCAACGCTAAAGCATCCGTCTTCTTCATCAATGGAGTCGCTGTGGATTTTACAGATATCCCCCTCAAAAATCTTCCTGCCATTCTTATCAGCCAGGCCTGTCCACTGGCAGACGGTTTCGGGGTCTGTCTCCACAAGGTCATCGTACGTACTGGCTGCAGTCCTCCCGTCAGGCGCATGAACCAGATCACCCTCTATCCATTCCCCGTTATCGATTCTTTTTGCCCTGAATAAAATCTCTCTCATATTCGCCTATCCTTCCATTCTTCCCCGTCATGGATATGTATTTCAAGCTGTTCACCCAGCCAGTCCAGTCCGGCACGGGTTAGATGGAATGTATATCCTCCATGCTGGTTCTGTTCCCCACGTTTCGCATATCCGGCAGACTCCATTACTTCCCAAATCTCATAGTTTCTGCCTGTAGCAAAATAATTACGGTATGGGCGGTAAAACTTCTTCCCGTGCCGGATGTATGGCTTCTTCCTGTCAAGCCCTATGCAGTGCTTCGCCCGGTCTATGTACGGGTTTCTTTTCGTGTGCATGTTTTTCCTGCCTCCTTTCTGCATCGGCGCGAACCGGCCAATATTCCACCGCCCATACACTCATCAATTTCATGCAATCAACTCAAAATTCTCTCCTAATTCTTCAAATGACATTTCTATCCATCCAAAATCACAATCATCATTGAGCGAATCTAAATGCACATCACCGCCAATAAGATTACCCCTATCGTCTCTTTCCCAAATACTGCCGGCTGTCACAAATCCGTATTCATTTGGAATTTCAAAGCCATCACCATCACACTTCGGTAAGCACATTTCTTTTATGCAC